CGCGCTGTCAGTCAATCTCAGCCGATTCAGAAGTCTTCAATGGATCAGATCACGGACTCACGCAGATCAACCAGATCCACGAGGAATGGCTCTCGGAGATGGGCTGGACTCTTGAAGACATGGCAATCCCATCATCAAACCTGCGCTTCGCGTTCTTACTGTGGAACAGTCGCGAAGAAGCTGGCAAGTGTGGCTGGCAACCTTGGAGCTTGCCATGCTGATTCGTCAGAACTGGCAAGAGGACGCGGCTTGTCGTGATCTCCCTGTGGACTGGTTCTTCCCTGAGCAAGGCCCGAACGCTTGGCATCAACTTCGTCAGGCCGTCGCCGTCTGTCAAGACTGTCCAGTGATTCAGGACTGTCTTGACTACGCGCTCACTTTTGAACCGAGAGCTCTTCCGGGTATTTGGGGAGGCACTTCAGAGAACCAGCGGAGGGCAATGCTCATCTCTGACCGACCCATCATGTAGGGTGCGGATTATCCAACTAGGAAGGAAATCCAATGAACGACCCCGACGGAATGGTTCAGACGATCAGAGAGCAAGAGAAGCACATTGCAGATCTTGAGCTCCGTCTAAAACTGAGAGACAAGCGCATCCTCTGGTGGCAAGGAATGGCATCAGATCTGTACGACGAGCTGATCGGCTTCTACAAGCCCGACAGCGATCCTTTCGGATCACTGACGTCAACAATCAACAGATTCGAGGAAGCTGTCAAGTATGAACCTCAGTGACTATGTGGATGTACCAACACGCTTCGCAGCTCTTCTTGCGAAGTGGCCTGAGCTTCGCATCAAGGAGCATCGTCCAGAGATCGTGACGATCGGCGACAAGACCTTCATTAGTGTCACGATGCAGGCTTGGCGTACTCCTGATGATCCGATCCCTTGTCAGGCGACCTGCTTTGAGCCCTTTCCGGGCAAGACCTCCTTTACTCGTGATAGCGAGCAGATGAACGCCTCCACCAGTTGTCTCGGTCGCTTGGCAGGGCTCATGATGTCGTTCCCGAAGATGGCCTCGCTGGAGGAAGTGGTGAATCGTCAGACCGAAGAGAAGCCGAAGTCGTTCTCTACTGACAAGCCTTCGGAAGCGCAGCTCCGTCTCCTTAAAGCCCTCGGACATACCGACACAGTGCCGGCGACAAAGCGTGAGGTCTCGGCTCTGATTGAGGCACTCAAAGAAGCTCAAGTGAACGCCAACGGAGAAGCCTTCTGATGATTCGAGTCCAGATTACAGATCGTCTCATTTTTGAGGCTGGTGAACTTTTGGAGGATTATGGAAATGCAAGTAATTACACGCCATCATGGAAAATGAATGCCGACTACAAAGAAGAACACCTTTTGCTGGGTGCGATCGGTGAGATCGCTGTCATTGATTATTGCTGGAATAATGATCTGTTGGCGTACAAACATAAAAAACACACGAGCGACATACAGCTTCATTCAGGTCACACGATTGAGGTTAAAACTCAAAGAGTAAACATTGAACCCAGAACGCATTATGAGGTCAATTTCGGAGCTCGTAACAAAGGCACTGAAAACTCAGACTTCATCTTCTTTAATCGAGTCCAGTTTGTCGCCGGCAGACCCGAGGCTGTTTGGCTTCTTGGTGGATGTTCTTGGGACAAGTTTTTCAGAATGGCGACATTTCATCGTGAAGGTGAACCAATAATGCAAACTTTCGCCAATGGAGATCGTCTGCTTTCTGGTCGCTACTTTGTGACCGATTGCTACGACCTACCGATCTCACAGCTCGCTCCACCAAGCGCAGCACTTAAACATTTCAAGTCCCTACAACAGAAAGAAGAAGCCCAATGAACCCCGACGACCGCCCAATCTCCGAATGGATGCAACCTGTCCGCCCGATTCGAATCCTGTTCCAAGCTGGAGAAGTTGTAGAACGGCATTACATCTACATCTTCGCCATTCGTACCGCTGGCAGTGAATGCGAATATCTGACCATTGACGGCATCTTCATTCAGGCTCGCTCAAAGAGTGTCATGTTTGCCGAGACTTTGATTGACGGTCACTGGTTGAGGCTTGGAGCATGATCCAGTATCAGGTGATCTGTATGTATCGAGTCGGTTCGGCCCGAGTGCTCACCGAGAAACAAGCGCGAGAGCTGCACACGAACCCTCACATCGTGATGACGATGCTCAACCAAGATCAGCATCTTGACCGCTATGTGAAGGTCATTGTGGATGGTACGGTCGCCGGCTATCAGTCGTACCGTCAAGGTAAGCGCGTGACATTGGAGGACATCGTATGAGCATCTACCGAGCACCAAGGCCAGAGTCAAATTGGACTCAGATCCGTAATGGCATCATTGACGACCACAGAATCACTTTTAAGGCGACCGCAGTGCTCATCTACATTCTGAGCAAGCCCGACAACTGGAGAACCTCTACGAGGCATCTGAGCACCGTTAAGAAGGAAGGAATAGACGCTGTCCGAACAGCCATGACGGAGCTTGAGTGCGCCGGCTATGTGCAGCGCAGAAGGTATCAAGACGAGTCTGGAAAGTGGCAGTACGACACTCTCGTCTACGACATCCCACAGCCTGTGAATAAGTCTGTGAAAAACACATCACCGCAGGTCACACCTCGTGAGGGTTTTCCCCATGAGGAAAATGCCGACGTATACCAAGAACTGAATACTAAAGACTACGAGAAAATCGGTAACCGTTCTCACATAGGAGATCATGAGCCCTGTGGACAATGTCGCGACACAGGCTGGAAGGTCATCAAGGGCCTAGAGCTAGAGAAGTGCGGATGCACAGTAGGGATGGAGCTTCATGGCAGGTAACCCGATCTACGGAACTAAGAGATGGCGAGAGCTGCGCAAACAGATACTCGAGCAAGACAGCGACTGCCACTGGTGCAGACTCAAAGGCAGAAGAATCAAGGCCACCAGTGTTGATCACGTCATTGAGATTGACGCCGGCATAGATCCCTACGACGCGTCCAACTTGGTTCCCTCATGTGCCTCATGCAACTCGTCCAGAGGCGCACGGTATGTCAACCAAAAGACCGCACAAAGAATCCAAAAGCGCAACGAAGCCTCCGATCTTTCTTTTTTTGGCAAACAGAACACCCCGAGCCCCCACTCGGAAATACCCTCCACCAGTCAGAACCAGCCTGAACCAGCCCGAACCAGCGATGCTTCATCGGTATCTGGTCGGATCGAGCCGAGGCTCGTCACGCCCGTTCCTGCCGGCGAGAGTTTCGGCCCTGCCCTGACTGCTTGGGCGAAGCGCGTGCTCAATATTGATCTCATGGAATGGCAGAAGCGGATCTGTAACGATGCGCTGACTGTGGACAAGAACGGTGACTTTGTGTTCCGTGAAGCTTGTGTCAGCACTGCACGTCAAAACGGCAAGAGCCTTGTGATGAGAGCGTGCGCTGGGTTTTTCGCGACCGAGTATGCAGCTCTCCGCAAAGAGCCTCAGACGATCGTCATCGTTGCCAATCAGAAGCGTCGAAGCATGGCCTTGTTTCGTGATGTTGTTCGTGACCTTGATGAAAAGTTTGAGTGCAAGGTGCGCTGGATGAATGGTGACGAGCGGATCAACTTTCCAGACGGAAGCAGTATCTCAGTCGTCGCTGCATCTGCTCACGCTCACGGTATGACAGCAACTCATCTTCTTGTGGACGAGGTTTGGGATATCAGTCCTGAGGTGGTATTTACTGCGCTCAGGCCGAGTCAAGTCGCCGTCAGGAATCCGATGATGATGCTATTTAGCACCGCCGGCGACCAATCCTCAACAGTGCTCCAACAACTACGAGAACAGGGCATGGCAGCGATTGACTCAGGCCAACCGACCGCGCTGTATTTCGCTGAGTGGTCACTTGACATCGGCTCAGTCTCTATTGAGGATCGGCGATATTGGGGATGGGCCAACCCTGCGCTCGGGACAACGATCACGATGAAATCTTTAGAACTCGCGTACGACTCACCCAATCGTCAAGCGTTCATACGCGGGCATCTGAACTGCTGGCTGGACACCAACAGTCCTTGGTTACCCTTGTCGCTCTGGGCCGAACGCGTCACCGACCAACCTATGCCGGCGTACCAGTGGCTCACTATTGACTCAAGCATTGACGAGTCACGGTACATCGCAATCGGTTCAGCGTTTGATGGCGACCGCGTCATCGTGACGACAGCGTTCGTCGTGGAATCAGCTCAGCAGATGTGGGAACAAGTCGTCCGCATCATGAACGACCCACAAGTCAAACTCGCTTGCACCCCATCACTAGAAATACATTGCCCTCCTGACCTTCGCCGGCGTATGACGATCGTTGGTTATGCGGAGCTCTTGAAGTGGACGTCATCAGCGAAAGCGATGATCGTTGAGGATCGTGTGCGCCACACTGGAGATCTTGCTCTTGCAGAACATATGGCTCGGAGCGTCGCCGTTAAAACTGGCGGTACGGTCGTGCTTAGTTCGCAAAAGTCGCCCGGCCCGATTGAGTTGGCGCGCTGTGCAGTGTGGGGAATGATGCTCGCATCAAAACCGACAGCCCGAGCGAAACCTGCAATGGCTTTCGGCTGACCTTAGTGGACAGACGCTGGAGAGTTTGCGAGACTCCGAAGCGATGGCACTCTTCAGCAGATCGAAGCGAAACGCGACCCCAGCGTTTGCTCACGAGCCTCTTAACGCTGCAGCTGGAAGTGCTGCACAAGGCGGACTAGGTCAGTTTTGGAGTTACCACGTCGGGGCTGCCTCCGAACTGGCCTTGTCCGTTCCTACAGTTTCTCGAGCGACACAGATGATCATCTCGCTCGTCGGTTCACTACCGCTTCGCCATTACACGACACAATGGTCTGGAGAGAGGTACGAGAAAATTTTTCTCGAAACCGAATCTTGGATGGACACTCCAGATCCAACCTTGACGCGTAACTTCATCATGAGTAACACCTGCATGGATCTCATGATGCGCGGACGCGCGTTCTGGTATGTCACCTCACGCTCATCTGCCACAGGCCGTCCGCTCTCGTTTCAGTGGATGCCCGGCGAAATGGTTTTAACAGTTGATCAACCGGGCCCGCAGTACTTCGGAAAATCCAACGACATCACCTTCAACGGAATCCAAATCCCAACACAAGATGTCATCCAGTTCCTCGCACCAGTTCAAGGATTCCTCTGGACAGGTCGCCGAGTCCTAGAAACCGCAATCAAACTTGATCGCTCAGCTGAACGCTTCGCATCAAACGAGATCGTCGCTGGATACCTACAACAGACCGACAGCTCCGAACCGTTAGACGCCGAGTCACTTGGTGAGCTCGCTGCAGCATGGTCTAAAGCTCGCCAAGTAAACGCTGTGGGGGCCTTGAATTCGGCTGTAAAATATGAGCAATTTCAAACCGACGCGTCAAAAATGCAGCTTGTCGAAGCTCGCAACTTCAGCGCACTTGAACTGTCACGCGCAATCGGCGTCCCTGCGAACCTTCTCGGAATTTCCATCTCTGGTTACAATTATGTCAACGCTCTTCAGGCCAAACAGGATCTATATCTGCTCGGAGCGAAGTTGTACATGGACTGCATCCAAGAGACCCTCAGTGGCCCTGACATTTTGCCTCGGAATCG